GTTGAATGACAATTACTATATGAATGCAGTACAAGAAGCTCGCAAGTTAAATAAGTATGATATAAATTATGTAGATATACCAGGTAGTGTTAAAGCTCTAGAGGCAACTATATTAAAATTTTCTAAAGATAAAGCTAAACCTGTTATAATTATGTTAGATCATACTCTTCTTGTAAAAAAGGTTGGAGGCGCACAAGATAGAGATCTTCTCTATGATTTGATGGCTATGTTTAATGGATTAAAAAAAGTTATTAGAGTATCATTTATTCTAATATCTCAAATGAACCGTAACATAGAGAATTCAGAGCGCATACAAAACCCTGATTTACATTACCCTAAGAAGCAAGACATCTTCGGTGCAGATGCATGTTATATGTATTCTGACATTGTAGTGGTAACACACCGTCCAGAGATGCTTGGTATTAGGGCGTACGGCCCAAAGAGGTGGCCTACAACTAATGCTATATTTTGGCATTACTTGAAGGTCAGGGAGGGCGAGCCTTGCATTGCTTTAATGGAGAATGATTTGGCGCATAATCAAATATTAGACGCTAAACCAGCAAGCTATTCAAGCAATGAAGATCAAGAAGTACGAGAAGAGAGTGTCAGTGATACTACTCAACAAGCCCAAGGCTAGAGACTGTGATTATGTTCTATATGGTTTTATATTATTAGCGTACAACGTTAATATACACGATCTAAGCACTAAAGATTTTCTAAAAGGTTTACACAACAGAGAATACCCTTCTTTTGAAGGGGTAGGACGCTGTCGCCGTAAACTTCAGGAAAAACACAAAGAGCTTAGAGGTACCAAATGGGATGCGAGACATGCAGAAGAAGAGAAAGTAAAAACCGAAATTAATCTATTTTAAAATGGCACAAGAACTATTAATAGTTGGCGCAAGTGGTACAGGGAAATCCACTTCAATTGAAAATTTAAACCCTGACTCAACATTCATCGTTAACGTAGCCCGCAAGGCGTTACCGTTTAGAGGGTGGAAGAGTAAATATCCTGTATTCAACAAAGAGAATCCTGACGGTAGATTTCACTCTAGTGATGTACCACACGAGATTCTCAAATGTTTGAATTACATTAATGAGAAACGTCCTGAAATAAAGACGATTGTTATTGATGACTATCAATACACTATGGCTAACGAGTATATGCGTAGAGCTAACGAAACTGGTTTCAAAAAGTTTACTGAGATTGCTCAGAACGCTTGGTCGATAATCAATGCAGTTAAATCTATGCGTGACGATTTGCTTGTAGTATTTATGATGCATTCAGAAGTTACATTTGATGCCCACGGTAATAAAGTTACTAAAGCAAAGACTATCGGTAAAATGATGGATAATGTAGTTACTCTAGAAGGTATGTTTACTATTGTATTGTATACAGACGTTACTAAGAGCGAGACAGGTATGGAGTACTCATTCATAACACAGAATGATGGCGCTAATACAGGTAAAGCTCCTAAAGACATGTTTGGGTCTGTTAAAATTCCAAACGATTTAAATTTAGTAGCAGAAGCTATTGAACAGTATAACAATTAATTAATTTCTAAAAGAGAGAAAAATGTACGGAACTAACGTAGAAAGTAACAGTACTGGTGGAGTAATGCCAGCAGTAGGTATTCAAGAAAATTGTGAATTAGTAAGTGTATCTTTGAATACAGAAAAAGGCGGGAGACTTGACTTTGAGTTTAAGCAGTCTAATGGTGCAACAGTTAAACATGCAGAGTTTCCTGCTAATCCAGATTATGGTGATGTGGAAAAGCAAGCAACTGATGTTTCTCGTCGTGTAAAACATATTGCTACTAAGTTTATGTCAGAAGGTGAGTTTGTTATAAATAACGTAAGCACCTTTGAAGAGTATGGTAACAAGGTTATAGCTTTATTTGGACAAAAGTTTGCTGGAACTAAGTTTAGAATGTTATTTATCTACAAAGGTAAGTATGCATCTCTTCCTAAGTATCCTAACTTTATCGAAAACATGGCAATTCCTGCAGACAAAACTACTATTTATATTTCAGACTGGAATAGAAAGAAGCTAGTTAAGCCTGAACCAGATGCTGTAGCAGGATCAAATCCTACAACAGTTATGGCAACAGGTGGTGCAGAGATGCCATTTTAATTAGACCCTAATGTATGGGACTAAAATAGTAGAACTATGTGAGGAAGAGATTCTAGACAGAATTAACTGTCTAGACATCTTTTCTTATTACATAGGAGATGACTTTAAAATGGGTAGAGCTATGAGATCTCCGTTAAGGAAAGACCGTAGTCCTTCTTTTACTGTGTTTAAGCATAGTAGTGGTAAGTTTTTCTATAAAGATTTTAGTACTGGTGATTCTGGTGATTGCTTTACATTCTTAACAAGGATGTATAGCGCCACTAGATTTACTACTTATAGAATGATTGACAATGATTTCCAATTAGGAATATCTTCCACTACATTTGCTAAACCTACTAAACAAGAGTATGGTGTACACAATAAAAAGTTTGAGAACATTGAAGACTCATCTACTACTATACAAATAAAGTCCCGCCCTTGGAATTCCCAAGAAGATAAAACCTTTTGGTCTAAATATGGAATATGTTGTAAAATTCTTAATAAATATAATGTACGAGCTGCCAACAATGTATGGGTTAATGATAATCTTATTGTTAGCAGTAATCGTTTTAATCCTATATATGCATATCATTTCCCTGATGGAAAAATGAAAATATATCAACCATATAGTAAATTTAAATGGTTAAGTAATACTAGCGTGTCTGATCTACAAGGGTTGAGCCAACTTCCACTTCGGGGGGACACGTTAGTTATTACTAAATCACTAAAAGATGTTATGTGTTTAGATATATTCGGAATACCTTCAGTGGCACCATCGTCAGAGAGTTGTGTCATTCCTGCAGATGTTGTTAAAGACTTAACTGACAGATTTGCAAGAATATACATATTATATGACTTTGATTACACTGGAATATCTTTTGCCAATAGACATAGAAAGTTGTATGGATTTATACCGTTATTTTTTACTAACGGAAAATTCAATACCTTTGACTATAAGTCAAAAGACTTTTCAGACTTTATAGCTCTTAATGGAGTTAAAGGTGCAGCGGAACTAATAGAATATATATGCCAAGAGGAATATTCATACCAGGAAATGTCCCATCGAGCAAGAATGGAAGAAGATGGACGGGACGATACTTTATAGTATCTAAACAAACTGCTACTTACTACAAAGCTAGTAAGCAGTTTTGGATTAAACACAAAAAAGATTTTCTTAAACTCGTTAAAAAGAAATCAACAGAAGGAAAACCATATAGAGTTACATTTAAGTTTGTAAGAAAAAGTAAGCACAAGTTTGATTACATCAATCCTGCGCAAACTATACAAGATGAGATGACTAAGTATGGGTGGATAACTGATGACAATGCTGATGAGATAGTACCTATATTCTTAGAGTATGAGTATGATAAAGAAAATCCAGGAGTTTATATTAATGTATTAAAATCATAATTATGGCAAAAAATACCATTATATACCCTGAAACGTTTAAGCTTAATTGTTTCAATTATCTTAGACATTTTATGGATATTAGATTATTAACATCTGCTATAGATAACGGCAGAGATAACATTGTAAGATATTATTTAGAAGAAGCTATAGACGACCCAGAACTATATGTAGATCACATATCAGATGAAGGAGATCGAGTAGTAGCTAACGCTAAAATTCATGCTCATAAACAAAGGCAAGAATTGTATAACGATTACATGGAATTATTAACTAAAACTGAAGATAAAAATGTTGCAAGAAAATTACTACGCTAAAGAAGATGTATCTAATAGCGATTTAGGAGAGTTAAAAGTATCTCCTAGAAGATTTGTTATGCGTAAACAACAAGAAATGCAAACCAAAAGTGGTGCTATGCAGCTTGGAACTCTTATTCATCAATTTACACTTGAGCCAGAAAAGTTTGTTATGGCTGACGTTGAGCCTGTATCAGGTAAGATGGGAGAATACATTAAAGCGTATTTTGAATTAGAGAAATCTGGTATATCAGAAGATAAAATACCTGAAACAGCATATGCAGCTGCTCAATACAAGGAAACTCACACTAAACCTGCTACAGTTTTTAAAAGTTTTAAGAACAAACCAGAAAATGTAGCGTTTTATGAGTTCTTAAAGAAAGCAGATGGAAAAGTAGCTCTTAATCAAAAAGATAGACAAATAATAGAAGGATGTCTAATGTCTTTACAAGGTCATAAAAAATCAAATGAATTATTATTTTCAGAAGATGAAAGTGTAGAAACTTTTAACGAGAAAGAAATTTATTTTGAACAAGATGGCGTTAATTGTAAGTCTAAATTAGATAGAGTTATTGTAGATCATTCTTTTAAAACTGTAACTTTAGTAGATCTTAAAACTACTAGTGGGCCAGTTTATAGTGAGTGCACTCCTTTAGAAAACAAAACAGGTATATTGCTAAGAGATTGGCATGTTACAGGTTTTATGTATTCTGTTTTGCAGTATTCTTACCACAGACAATTAGCATTTTATGAGAATGCTCTTAAAGCTGAGTATCCTGATTATACTATAGATTCTTTTATTGTAGCAGTAGATACAAAAGGAGCTTATGACTGTGCAGTTTACAAGTTACCAGCTGAATGGATGGAAGCAGGCAGAAAAGAGATAACAAACTTATTATCTGAGTATAAGCAATACAAGCTAACTAATGCTTGGAATGTTAAACAAGGATACGAAGATGCTATAATCTACTAAATTTTT